CAGCATCACTCCTGCCGGGCGCACAGCAATTCAGCGCATCGCAAACAGCTTCGACTGGCGCAAATACCAGCCGATCCTTGTGGCACCAACAGACGGCGGAAAGCTGGCAGTGGTCGACGGTCAGCACCGGGCCCATGCCGCCGCTCTTTGCGGCATCGCCAAGCTACCCGCCATGACAGTGCCGATGACCCCCAGCCAGCAGGCCGCAGGCTTTGCTGCGATCAACCGCGATCGCATCAAGATGAACCCTCTGTCGATCTACCGGGCAGAACTTGCCGCAGGCACCGAATGGGCAGTGGGCGTCAAGACCGCCGTCGACGCAGCAGGATGCGCCATGGCGATCTCTACACCATCACAGAAGGATAAAACCCAAGGCACAGTCTATTCCGTTGCCCTCATTCGCAAGATGATCGCGAATGGCGAGGCGGATGCCGTGACAGCGGGCCTTCGTGCCATCAGAGCCAGTGAAATGGGCGAGGACATCCAATCATATAACGGCGCTACCCTCGCCGTTTGGCTGCCCGCCATCGCCCACAACCAACGCTTCCTCCACCTCGATCTGTCCGCAGTTTTTGAAGCCGTGGACATTCCGGACATCCTGGACGCAGCGCGCATCAAAGCGCGGCAAGACGGCATACCTGCGCGCAGGCGCGCCATCGCACAGGTCGTTGACGCGTTAAACATGCAGAAGGATCAGGCGGCATAGTCATGACCCAGCATCAGCACATCCACACCACAACCAAATCGCTCAGCCCCGCTCAGTGGGCTGGCATCCTGTGCAATGACCCCCGCTTCCAGCGCTTTGCCGCCACGCGATGCGGCCTGCCGGATGCCTCATTCAATGCCAGTGCCGCTGCTGAATACCTGCGCGACTGCTGCCGCATCAATAGCCGCCGCCAGCTGAACGACGACGCAGACGCGCGCGATCACTTCGACCGTCTGCGCACCGAATTCGACGCTTGGACAGGCCGCATCGCCCGCCAAGCTGGGAACGCTGGGAGTCGGCATGTCTGAACAAATGAGCCTCGCCTGCCAATTCTGCGGCGCAGCCGCTGACGTGGTCTATGCCCGGCACTCTCAACCAGGCCGCCGCTTCGAGGTGCGCTGCAATCACGACATCGCCTGCCCCATGCGCATCGACGGATGGGCCACTGCCCCCGACGCTGTCGACGCGTGGTCAGGCAACATCACACCCAAGCCGGAGAACAGTTGAATGGCCGCCTTTGACAACATAGCCCGCAATCAAGTGCGCAAACTCGCGCGCCGCGGCAAGCTGGTCGACACCTGCTTCAAGATGTTTCAGCAGCAGGTCTATCCCGGCGCGACACCAGAGCAAATCAGCACTATGCGGATCTGCTTCTTTGCGGGCACGGCCGAGCTTTTTGCCGTCATGACCGCCGGGATGGATGACGGCACAGCCGAGACCGAAGCTGACTTGGCCTTCATGGATCAGTGGGTCGAAGAGATCGAGACATTTCACGCCACCACCATCGCCGCGATGAACGCTGGCGAGACCAAGCACTGAGGAAACCCACATGACCACGCCCCCCAGCCTAGACGAAATCCAGCTTGACCAGCTGTACATCCACCCGATGAACCCGCGCCAGACGGTCAGCGATCAAATGATCGAGGACAAAGCCGCCTCGATCGCGGTTTCCGGCCTGATGCAAAACCTGCTCGGCTACCGCGATCCGGAGCATCCCGAGCAAATCGGCATCGTCGCGGGTGGCATACGCCTGCGCGGCCTGCAAAAGCTGCAGACCGAAGGCTGGAGCCGCCACGAAACCCAGACCCCAGCTAACCCTGTGCCGGTCCTGATTACGAGCGACCCGATGCTGGCGCAGTCTTGGGCGGCAGGTGAGAACATCGGCCGCGAGGCATTGAACCCAGCCGATGAGGTGCGCGCCTACGCCGCCATGCGCGACCAGGGCAACTCCCCCGATATGATCGCCCGCGCCTTCGGAAAATCCGGCACCCACGTCGCGCGTCGGCTCAAACTGGCAGACCTGCCAAAAGCCGCGATCGACGCATTGGCCGAGGGCACCATCAGCCTCGACACCGCCCGCGAACTGACGCTGGCGCGCGACAAGGCATCGGCCCAGCTGGTATTGGACGCCGCAATCAAGGATGGCTGGAACGCCCGGCAGGTCCGCGCGGCCCTGACCAAGGACACCATCAGCAGCACCGATGGCCGCGCCCTCTATGTCGGGATCCCCGCCTACATCGAGGCGGGCGGCACCATGACAGAGGATCTGTTCAGCGACGATCAGGTATTGCACGACGAGAAGCTGCTCGATCAGGTATTTCGCGACATGCTGACAGCCGCCTGCGCCCGCGAGAAAGACGAAGGCGGCTGGGCCGAGGTGCGCCCGATGTTCGAAAACCGTTGGGCTGACTACGGCAAGAGCGACGGGATGGATCGCATTCACCGCGAACGAATTGAACTGCCAGAGGCCGACGCCGACGAGTTGGACGCACAACTCGACAAACCGTTTCATGAGCGCGATCAGGCCCGCATCAATGAACTACAGGCCCGCATGGTTGGGGATGTCAGCGATGACGATCGCGAACATGGCATCATGTTCCTGTACGTCGACGGAGTGGGCCTGATCAGGACACACGGGCCATACCGGAAACCGGCACCAAAATCCGCAAAGGGCGACGACACGGTCACCAGCAGCACAACCCCAGAAAAGCCCCTCTATCCCGCCAACCTGACCGAGGATCTGTCGCGCATCCAACTTGCCACACTCCAGACCGCCATACTCGACAAACCAGAACTGGCGCTGGATCTGCTGGCCTACCAGATCGAATGCGCCTGCCCCAGCTATCGCGGCGCGCTTGCGGTGACCTTCGAAAGCCCATCCATCGCGCCCACTGTAGAGGAGGGCACTCACATCGATGCCCGCCTGACAGATGTTCCGAGCGGGCCCAGCTTTGAGGCCACGCCGACGCCCGGCGGATTTGCCGAGTTTCAGGACAAGGGCAAGAAGCACCGGAATACCGTGCTGACCCACCGCCTTGCCCGCTCAATCAATGCAGCTAGTACAGGCGCACCCCTTCTGCAGTTTCTGCAGGCCGAAATGGGCGCACAGCGGATCCGCAAGATATGGACACCCACGGCCTCCAACTTCTTTTCCCGCGTCCGCGCTGACTATCTCGATCGTATCTGGGCAGAGTTGCTGGAGTTGGACGAAACTGACGAACGCCGCGGCGAGTTTGCACGCCTGAAGAAGGGCGAGAAAGCCAAGGAGCTGCAGGCACTCTTTGAGGACGCATCCGTCCAGGAGGCTCACGGCCTCAGCCGCGCCCAGATCGCCGCGATCGACGCATGGGTGCCCGAAGGGATGAGTGGGGGCGACGCATGACCCGCCGCACGAAAAACATAGAGCGCGAGATACCGTGCCCCCGCCTGACAGCCATCAGCGAGGCCCTGATCGCCAAGACCGGCGAAGCGCCGCTGCACCCGGTCGCCGTAACCCCAAAGGCCGATGGCCGCCACGAAGTCAGCCTATGGGCCGAGCGCCACCACATTGCGACGGTAAGCGCAGGCACCGCAGAGGCGGCCTTGGATCTGGCCTATCGCTACGTCGCATCGATGCCTGATAGAGTGAAGGGAAACGAGACGTGACCGATCAAACAGATCCCCGCGCGATGGTGGATGATTTACGGCATACCGGCGAACTGTCCATGCCCTACAGGTGTGTCATAGCCGACGCCCTCACCGCCGCGCTGGACGAAAGCGCCCACTTGCGCGAGTTGTACGGCCATGCTGTCGAGCAACGAACAGTTGCCCAGCTTCGTGCGGCCGCCGCACTGGACCAGATCGAACACCTCACCATTGAACGGGACGCTGCGATGGAAGCGGCGCGCGAGGTTCATGGCACCCCAAAGCCGGGACTGATGCGCAGGCGACGGGAGGAGATAGCGCGAGAGAGGGACGTGTGGAACGCGGCGATTGAGGCGGCGGCGCGCGAACTGAAAACCCTTCATCAGGACAATAACTTGGTGATCACACCGGGCGTACAGCACGACATAAATACCATTCTAGCTCTTAAAAAAGGAGACCCATCATGACCAATCAAACAGACCCAAATGAAATGCAGTGGATCAATAAGCATATCGACAAAATGCTGGCGGGAAATCGCGTGGTCATCATCACAACTGGACCGCTGCGAGCGAAAGCGATGCTCGAGCAAATAGCGTTGGTTGCGGGGCCTACTGTTAAGGTCCGAGAGCATGAGCGCCATGCGATCTGTATGGCGGGGGGCGGGTCGATCGGTTTTGCCACCATAAGCGCCGGAGATCTAGAGAAAGTCATCTTAGCGTCTTACGTCGATCTGGATGAGGATATTCCGCACTTTAACCGCTCCAGCAATGAGCGGAACGTGCCCAAAATAGGCTGAGATATGCAGCGGAAATGTAAGCATTGCGGCAGCGCGTTTGAGGCCAGTCACGGCAATCAAAAAGTATGCTCCACAGAATGTCATCGCTCAACAAGAAGGGCAAAAGCCGCAGCCTATCGAAAAGCAAATCCAAACACCTTTAAAGATTGGTACGTTAAAAATCAAAAATATGACGCTTCACGCCATCAAAAATATCGTGAAAACAATCCAAACCGAACTGCCGACATGGTTTGGATGAGGAGTAAGCAGGCACAACGTCAAATCGGGAACCTACTAATTGCAAGGATCATGAATAATGAGTCCGAATAATCAACTGAACAACGTTAGCACCGAAGGCATCCGCGCAGAGCTTGATCAGATAATCAGAGACACATCCGAGTGGATGGAACGCGCTGCCATTCTGTTGGTGGAGCTGCGGCGTCGAGGCGAGAAACATCCCCTTATGCAGTCCAATATTCTGCGGTTCTTCAAAGGCATCGCAGCGGGCAACTTGTCTGCCGAAGCCATTCTTGCTGTAGGTGGTAATCGCAATCTTGTTCGCGCCCTCGGGCGACTGCCAGTCAATCAGCAAACTGAGGTGGCAAAAAACCGTCCCGTGCAAGTAGTAGAAATGACACCAGAAGGCGAAGAGATCGTAACCGACCGCAGTATTGCCCAGCTCAGCCAATCCGCCATTGATCGCGTGTTTGGCCCTAAGGGGCTGCGTTCGCTGCAAGAGCAGCGCGAGATGCTGGGACCAAAGCGCCACCAAAAGCGGATAGATGGCGTTATCGTCGACATCTCTGCGCGTAAAATTGTCATCGGCGCCAAACACATTTCACCAGCTGAATTGATCGGTCCGCTTAAGGCTCTCGGCTATAGAATTACGCTTATCGACGAACAGGCACCCAAGCCGGAGGCCGATTAACCATGCCCGCCGCCCGCGACTTCCCCCCACGCCTGATGCCAGCGCCAGCCGCCGCGCATTATCTTGGCGTGTCGGTCAGCACCTTGCGGCAGCTATCGATCCCCCGCAGGGCGCTGGGGGCGAAGCGGGTCTATGACAAGTCCGACCTTGACGCATATGCCGACGCGCTGCCCTATGATGGGCCCGCGAAGGAGAATTCATGCGACAGGATATTCGGTTGAAGTATCTCATGGCGAACGGCCGCTTCCCCAGCACCAACGCGAGGTACTACTACCGCCGCGCGGGAAAGCGTATTCCGCTGCCCGACTTTCCACCGAACCACCCAGAGTTTCTTGCGCAGTATGCGGCAATCGCAAAGCAATTTGGCGATCGCGCTCAGCCAGGCCCAAGACACAGCACCGGCACGATCGGCGCAGGCATCAGATCCTTTATGGCGTCTGACCACTACCTGACACGCGCCAAATCTACGCGCGAAGGCTGGACACGAATCATGGCAAAGCTGGAGGAGGATTATGGAACGGGGAAACTGGCCGACCTGCTTCCCCGCCACATCAGAAAGGATATTGCCAAGCTGCCGCCACACCCTGCGAATAACCGCCTAAAGGTCTGGCGCGCCTTGGGGAAATGGTGGGTAAATGCAGGGCTACTGGATACCGACCCCGCCCGCGATGTCACCGCGCGCGAGACGCCCAAAACAGCGGGCCACGTGCCATGGTCGCGATCCGAGATCGAGGCGTTCCGCAAGCACTGGGGCGAGAGCACCCCGCAGCGATTGGCGATGGAGCTGGTATTTTGGACCGGCGCGCGCCGCAGCGATGCAGTTGCCCTTGGCCGGGGCATGGTCGACCCAGAAGGATGGCTGACCTACACCCAGCAAAAGACCGGCGGGCGCGTCGAGATACCCCTGACCGCAACAGCCCCCAGCTGGGCCGAGCCGGATCCGCACCTCGCAAGATCGATCGAGGCGCAGAAGGTCAAGCACATGACATGGATCGTCACGGCGTCCGGTCACGCCAGATCATCCAAAGCATTTGGCGCTTGGATCAGCGCCGCCGCGAAAGCGGCGGGGATAGACGGGAGAACAGCGCATGGCCTGCGTAAATCTCGCGGCGCCATCATGCGCGAGAACGGCGCCACCCTCGATCAGAGGATGGCATGGCTCGGTCATGATTCCGAGTTTGAGGCCCACCACTACGGGCGCGGCGCAGACGTGCGCAGGGTCATATCAGGAACGCAAAGTGCCCACTCGCCTGAAACCAGTGCACATTTTGCCGAAAATATATCATTAAAGCAGTAGCTTACAAAAACACTGGCGATCCCTCGAGGATTGCGCGACTTGCAACAATCCCAACGCTTTATCGACCAAACTGCCCACAGATTGCGCTTATACAAATCAATGGCTTAAGGTGGCGAGTGCACATTAATATGAGCGTTCGGGTGCAAGTCCTGCCGGGCCTACCATCGCCAAAATACGCGCCTGATTTTGCTTGATTATTCGCCATTGTGCCCTGCACGGAATTTACTGCAGGGCACCTTTGATCGCAGAGAGGTCGCGCTGATGCCCACTGGCAACCGAAACGCCTTGGCAAATTATCCGATCGCGCGACTCACGAAGTTAATGATCAGCATCCAATGCCGATGCGGGGCGACCGGACGCATATCACCCGACCACATAGCCGCGCAGCGCGGGCCAGACACGATGCTGCTTGACGTGCTGGACCGGGCCAAATGCCAGACATGTGGGGATCGAGGTCAGTACGACATCCGAATCGTGCCGCTGCCTGACGGCGTGCAACGGACCTAGCTGCTTGAGCCAGCCTCGCCCCACTTGCTATCCGGATCAGTGTATGGGCTTCCGTGACGGTTATCCCGATACCAGCCAACACGGCCGCCTGCGTCAGGCGCGCCGTAGCCATAGTATATCCCCGTGATCTGAGCGCTGCGCATTGCCTCTGCCCGGCGGAGCTTCATCCAGCCGATGACGCCAGAGACGGCCGCACCTGCTATGAACATGAGCATATACATCAGACTACCTCCTGATTAATCCGCAAATAGACGTGCCGCGCGCGATCTAGATCATAGGTTAGTGATCAACAGCCTTGCACTGCGGTCCATTACCCGGCCAGCCGTGGTCGTTATGCGCGAGGTGACAAAATGCGACCGTGCGGCCGTGCCACCAGATAGCCATACGGTAACGATGTTTCCGGTGACTACCTCGGCGCCCTTTGTCAGTTCCGCAGGTACGATCCATTCAGCCGATGCGATTGTATCGCCATCTGCGGCCATCTGCGCGCTCCAATCAATGCTGTAATCTAGAACCTCATCAGGATCTTTATTCGGCCATGTATTTGTCATCTTGCCCTCACTTGGATCAGCCGCGCTGTACGGCTGCGTTGATTAGTCTTGATTGCGCATAGGTCACGACTTGCCGTGATTGCGCGCCCAGAATCAGTGTGCGCTCCGGGGAAGGAGTGAAGACGACAGGCGCGGCCTCGATCAGAACGGGTTGGCTCAGATAGGAACCGCTCACCAATCCGGCACCGCTGAGCGCGTGGGTTTGAGTGAGAGCGGGTGCACCCACATCTGACGCAGACACAAGGCCCGCCGCCGCGATGCTGTGAGCCTGCGACAGAACCGGCGTTGAAAGCGCGAAAGACGCCGAAACCGTGCCGCCTGAAAGGCTGTGCGCTTGCGTTATCGCCGGGGCGCTGACGTAGGAAGCCGAAACAAGCCCGTCAGGCGTCAGAGCCACGCCGCCGCCCATGCTTGGCGAGGAGACGTAGCTTGCGCTCACCAGATCGGCACCTGATAGGCTGTGCACCTGAGATAGAGCCGGAGTGCTAACCGACGACGCGGATACTAGGCCGCTGCCTGTCAGACTATAACTCTGCGTTAGAGCGGGCGCAGATACGCTGGATGCGGAAACTACGCTACTACCGGCCAAGGAATGACCCTGCATCAAGGCAGGTGCGCCGACGACTGAGAGGGCCGCAAGACCAGCCCCCGCCAGTGCATGAACCTGTGACAGCGCCGGAGAGCCGACCGATGATGTGCTGGCAAGGCTGTCAGCGGTCAGGCTGGTTCCACCACCGCCCGTGGCTGGCTTGATTTCAATCCCCGTCAGCCCGTGGCGCGCGCTGGATGCCCAGCTAAACGACAATGACCGCGCTCCGGCAGTCGCCACCGTGTCATACGCAACGCCCTGAGACCCGTCGTCATCCGCTGTGCCGGTGCCGGGAGTAGTGGTGGAGTGCAATAAGGTCGCCGTGCCGCCCGCCGTGATTGGCGTAACGTTCGCCTCAACGGCACAGCATCCCGATATAACCGCCCCATCGTTTGAAGTGGTGAATGAAATACTTTGGGTCGTGCCGCCGAAGTTGTCAGCGAATTTTGATGATGTCACCGGCGCAGACTGATCCACGCCGGTATACTCGATGATGGCGACGGACATGGCGGTTTGGTTGCCGCCTGTCGTCAGACTCAGGGTTCCAAGCCCCGTTGCCGGGTTAACAAGATACGCTGTCGCGCTCCACGCCCTGCCGCGCTGCCCCGAAGTGACCGCTACTGTGGCCGCTGCCCCGCCAAATGAAACGGCAAGCACGGACGCACTGCCATCGTTATGGCCCCAAGTCTCGCCGGATATGTGGATCGCCAAGAATCTGTCAGCACCAGATCCTACGTTAAACGCCGCAGACGTGTATGAGTCCGTGGCGTTGGTCGTGCTGGAAATGACAACAGCGGATTGAACCTTGACGATAGCCATGTATTAACCTCCGAAGAAATGCGCCCAGCGGGGATCGGCCCGTGCCGCTGCCCGCGTGGCGGCAGGATCGCCGTCTTGGATCGTGTTCTGCGCATCGACGCCGGACGGCGACATGATGCCCGGCGCAGTGTTGCCGGTCACGTTAGGCGATGTCGCATTGACGTTGATCTTGGGCGTCTGCACCCCTTGCGACGCAGCATCATCGCGCGGCAGCCAGACCACCACATTGCCCGTCACCTCGATGTTGTCGATATTGTGCAAGGCGATGCCGTTGGTGTGCGAATTGATGATGACGTTGTCGGCCACGATCATATTGCCCATGCGGTTCTTGGCGTCCGACCAGATCGACTGCGAGTAGAGGCCCAGCCCAATGTCGATGAAGTTGTTGCGGATAATCATACCGTCGGCGGCACCCATGAGCTGGATGCTGTCCCGGTGATCTTTCGCCCCCTCCACACTATCTGCATCGTGGATATAGTTGCTCTCAGCCAAGAAGTTAACGACCGCGCCAGTGTTGATGCCGTCACTGCGGAAAGTGTGAATATCGTTGCCCCGCAGAGTGGCATTGCTTGACGAAATGCCGATGGCCTTCCAGACGGTATGGATCTCGTTACCCTCGAACAGAAGGTTATCGCCGCCAGAGGTGCGAACACCGCGCCCAATGCACGACCCATTATCGTTTCGGTCGCCCTCAACCTCGCAATTCCGCATGACAAAGTTTGTCACGCCGTTGAGGTAGAGGACATTCTTGCTGTCGCCGTCGCCGCTGACGTATGTGTGCTTGAAGTGCAGACCGTCCAGCGTGATGCCGTCACGGTCCTTGATGAAGCTGGCCGAGAAGGTTGGCTTATTGGCCGGGTCTGCGCCGATCAGCGTGGTGCCGTCTGGCATGTCCGGCAGCGCGCCATAGTCGCCACCCGCCAGCGTGAAAGTGCCGTTACCCGCTGCCAGCGCCGCTGCCAACTCCGCAGGCCCGTTGATATCCGCAGCAGTGCCGGGAGTGGGGTCTACTGGCGCAGGATCGACGGGAACCGGGTCCACCGGCTCGACGGGATCTGGAACCGGGGCCGGATCGGTTGCCGCGACGGGATATGCGTTGATCTCGGAAAACGCTGCAGACGATTCAACAAAGACTTCGACTTTCTGCGAACCGTCCGCATTGGTGGATACGCGCAGAATGTCCAGCCCGTCCTTAATCGTCGCACCATTGGAGTGCTTAAACACGAAATTGCTCATGACGTTTCCTTATGTCGGATCGCGAAATGCGAGGTCGATCGCAGCGAGGCCAAACGTGTTCCCGCTTGTCAGCGCCTGCGCCGCCGAGAGGTTGCTCGTTGCACAGAGAACAGCAGCCCCATCACTACCCGCCCAATGCGATGCGGTACCGCTGCCGGTAATGCTCGCCCCTGCGATGGCCGGAACCGCGACTTTGCGCCCGTCAGGACTGCCAGCCTGCGGCGCACCTGTGTTCACGGTCGAGGTGCCCAGCGTGTAGGTGCTGGTCGCTTCCGTGTAGGTCGTCGGCTCCTGAGAGCAAACGTCGATACGCGTCAGATTGGTATCGAGCCAGGTGAGACCGTTATCGTGCGCATTACTGTTAAGATAAGCCATTACTTTTCCCCTTTCAGGATTTCATGGGCGCGCGCGAGCGCATCATCCTTGCCTTCGACCTCATCAACCTTGACGAATTTCTGCCGCTCCACCGGCGCGCCATCTGCATCGAGTGCGTAGACAGTTTCGACGCGGTAGATTTTCCACACCCAGACGGCATGACCGCCCGCCCAGTCGGCAACCTTCATAGGCTCGCCTTTGCCAATTGGGGTGCGGAAATCTTGCTCGCGCGCAGCCTTGAATCGCGCCAACTCCTGCGCGTCGTCGGCCAGTTCAACCTCGCGATCATCGGGGCGAATGAGCCGGCCTTCGGCGTCACGGCGCCCGACCTTGTAGTGATTATGCGTGACGTCATCGCGCAGGTTTTCGTCGGTGCAGGGTAGTGTCACCACCTGCGGCCCGCGCTCTACCCGCACTTTTTCGCCGAGACTACAAAGTGTCTCGGTCAGCCACGTTTCTTTTACGTTTGCCATTATGGCCTCCTGTTAAGGTTGATTTCAGCGTTTTAGTCGTGTCACCGGCACACTTTTTCAGTGCCGAGGATCAGATCAGCAGCGGGATCGCCAATGGCTTCGGGCGTTTCGGGGTGCAGCAGTAGCCCCCGGCGAAGTGCATCCGTCCGAGGCGTCAGGACGATGCACGGCACTGCCTTAGTCGGCGGCGGCACCTCGCAGGCGGTCAAGCCAATTGCGGCCGTCAGGATTGCTAGCACCCTCATTGAAGTCCTCCGATGTTGTGATTGTGGCGTTGCAGGCACCGAGTTTGGCGCGCAGAGCTGCGTTCTCGGCGATGCTGAAATAAAGCGCGGTGGATAATCCTGCGATGATGCCGAGGATAATCAGCATTGGGATGATGCGGGTTAACATGACACCCACTCCCCGGCCCGCAACCACCCATGCCATCGACAACCGCCGACAAATTGCACGGATGGCGTGACTGTCGGGCTGTCTCGATTGCCGTCCCAAGACCACTCTTGAGGATGCCCGTTGCCCTTCATGGGCAGATATCCCTCGCGACCGCACCCACAGGGGCAGATGAACGCGATGCCACCCATCGTTCCGTCCATGCGCTCTCTGTAAGCTAATGAACCAGCAACCCCTGCATCGCGCAGCTCATTGATTCGATCATCGACTACTGAACAGCGGGTCATTTCTGCGCCCTCAGCCGCCCGACGAGAAACGCAACGAACATGAGCCCCGAAATCGCAGGCAGCCACTCGTCGGGGACGCTGCTCTTCAGGTCTGATGGCATGGCCACCCACGCCACGGGGATCGCGGCAAGGAGGGCCGCAAGCCAGGTGCTATGCCAGCGCCACACCCGCTTCCAATCGTGAACAAGTTTCATGTCTTACCTCCAAAGATGCTGCGGAAAAGGTTTGCAATGAGGGGCCAAAAACCAGACGGGGCGGAATTTCTCTCGCGCACGACATCATCCCACCAGGCGCGGACGTCAAAGCCGGGGCATTGTGTTGCTGCCCCCGGCATATCGCGGTGCCCCTCCACAATCGCACCGGGAAACCGCTCTATAAGATTGTCGATCACGCGGATCATTGCTGCGGTCTGCTCTGGGGTTCGGCTATCAAACCCGACATTCGGAGCCGCCGCGCGCACCCCGCCTTCGAAGCAGATCCCGATAGATGCGCTATTCTCGCCTTTAGAATGCGCGCCGACTTCAAACCGCCCGGGCTGGGACAAGTCGCGCCCGGTTTCGACGGCTCCACTTTTGCGGATAAAATAATGGTATCCGATTTCGCGAAAGCCGCGCTTGCGGTGCATCTGGTCAATGTCGTTTGACGTGTAATCCCGCTCGATCGCGGTCGCGCTGTAATGGATAACGAGGTGCGTCACCCGACTATCAGGCAGATATGTCATGGCGTTTCTCCAATGCAAAAGGCCCGCCGAAAGCGGGTCGAGGTTGTCAGAATGTGAGGTGGCTTAGCCCGTGCAGAACGGCCCGAAATCGCGTTGCCGCCCGCGGCGGTCCTGCATCACGTAATCGACGCAAACCCGGTGCGGCTCGGCAGGCATCGCGCACCCGCCCGTGAAGTATTCAAACGTCATTAACTCAGTGCCGCTGTTTCTAGGGCGATAGGTGAACGCACCGTCGCCCGTGCAGACCCCCTTCCAGACATCGCCGCGCCGCACCTGGACAACCGCCACCCACGCGCCGCGCATCCATCGCGTGATTTCGCGGTGATAAGAGATCGCACCATTTTCCTCGCTGAGCGACACAGCCAGCCACGGCTGCGGCGTTGTGTGATCGTCCCAGACATTCGCTATAGGCTCGATCAATGCGATGCTGACAAAGCCAGCCACGATCAGCCCACCCATCGGGAACCTGCCCATATGCATCCTCATTTTTTACGCCCAATAACTACTGCTATGAATGACGCCAGTGCTTCGCGGTCGGTCGTGACAGCCATGCGCGCGAATGATCCACCCGTCAGCGCAAAGAGGCCCGCCACCGCGTTGCCGTAGATGTTCGGGTCGCGCCCAATGATCTCCAGAAAGGGCCCGGGGAATACGGCTGCGCAGAAAAGGCCGCCTGCGATCTTGGCGAAGCTTTCCCGCCAAGAATGGGTTTCACTGACGATAATCGAAACGGCGATGCCGCCAACAACCACGGCCAACAACCAGACGTTATCTCGCAGCCAGATCATCCAATTACCTCCACGCGGGCTTGTGGCCCGGCTCTTCTGCCGATTTTGCCATGTGGCCGGGGTCGATCTTGTCCAGAAACCACCCCAGCGCACGCCACCCGCGCTTGTCCGATTGCTCGGCGGCGCGCTTACTGATCGTCTCGCGGGCATCGCCGCCGATATAGGCGTTTGCCAGCTGGTCGATGGCGATCAGTACGTTCCACCAACGCCGGGACCAGGCGCGCCGCCCATAGATCAGCAGCACAGCAATCTCTAGCGCTGCAAAGGCAACCCAGATCATACGACTATCTGCCGGGCCGCGCGGAACAGATCATCGATCTGCGTGGCAGTCAGGCCCATGATCCAACCGAGTTCGTCCATCATCTGCGATTTACGGTCCCACTGCACCGCGCTGGAAATAGCAATCCGCATGGGAAAAGGTGTAGTCGGACTTGCAAGCATCGCCTCGACCTGCGCCCACCTAACCTCACCAAGCGCCAGTTTTCCCTGTAGTGGGCTGCACCACATGCCTGCCCGCTCTTGAGCCAACACCTCGGCAGGGTCCGGCGGGATCTGCACGTGCGCCCCATCGACCACCTTGTCCCGCGCCAAGTCCACCAGCGTGTCATCCGGCACTTCGATGTAGTTACCCGGTGGCATGGCCTTGGGATCGCCCGTGGCCGTATGCAGGATTAAACCGGAGCCATCGTAATATATGAACATCACGCACCCATCTTATAAAAGAGATATGTGACAGCGTGGTTGTAGGCCCAACCGGAGGTAATCACTGGCGTTTGCGAAGAGATGAATGTCGCAACCTGCCCATAAACGGCATAGACCGACGCACCGGGGGCAACCTCAATGGTGCCTAATGTGATGTTCGTCTGTGCTGCCGCCGACAGCACCCAAAGGCCTGCGCCGAGGTCCGGAAACGGCCCGCTATTATTCATCAAGCCGATAGTCGTCGGCGTCAGGGGGATCACGTCCGCAGCGACCGGACGCGTATCCACGACAAGGCTGTCGATGCGGCCCGCCGAACCGTTCCCGCCAAAGAAGCCGTTGCCGGGGCTGCCCGCGCCACCTAAGCCGGATGCGCCGATGGTAATAACAATCTTTGGATCGGTGAGGGCGGACACGTCATAATTGTTGAAAGAAATATGCGCCCCGGCTAGGCCGCCCAATCCACCCTTCGAACTGAACCGCGCAGAATACCCGCCCGCGCCGCCTGCACCGCGACCAGAGCCAGGATTACCAGCGGCTAACGTCGGCTGCCCGCCCGCGCCCCAAGGCGAGGATTGGCCGGGTCCAGCACCCTGCCCAGTTGCAACGCCCGTCGCACCAGCGCCGCCCGGCGCCGCCCATGTCGCTATCGTCGTTGCTCCATCCTTCAACTCGACCGTCGTTGCACCGCCTGCCGTTCCGTCGTTGCCGCCCGCGCCACCTTTTCCGCCGCCGCCCGCGCCCTGCATGGTGAGGCTAAGCAATGTAGCCCCAGCGCCCAGCGATATTGTCTGACTGGTCGTGTAAGTGACAGGCGCAGGCGTAACATCCAGGTCGCGGTAAAAATTCGCATTTGTGATACGCAGACCATCTTCATAGGTCGCACTCAGGCTCTGGACCGCCCCGCCGACAGAAGTCTTGGAAACCGAGAAGCCAAATCCGAGCGTGCCGCCCGGCTCCTCAGTGCGGCCCATATAAATGCCGTCGTCGACCAAGTTGTATGCGCCGTCTTTGCCCATCACAAAGCCCGCCTTTACGGCGTCCAACTCCAGCTGGTTGTCAATGAACATGCGCGAGACATTAACAGCCGCAGGCGCAATCACCTCAGTTGTCACACTGCCGGGGTTTAAATCCGCCTCGACGAACAGCAGGTTGAGCGTGGTGACGCTAACCCATGCCGTCCAGTCTGTCGGGCGCGGGCTGATCGGGATGAACTTCGCCCGTACCTCGTATTCAGTGGCGGCCAGAATGCCCGATGAGATGTAGATCTCGCCGTCAGAGACAGTGTCAGCGCGCGCAGGATCAACAGGCGCGCCCGTCGCCTTGATGCGCAGATCAAACTTGACCGCAGCAACATCGGGGATGGTGCCATCCCACTCGACCTTGATAGCTGGCCTGCGTCCGATCGCAGCCGCGTCCTCTATGCTGGAGGCCGTAACCGTGAAACCGCCAACAGACTGAGACGCTACCGGCTGCGGCAGATTACTGGGCACGACCGGCGGGGTGAAGTCTGTCGCCGTGTCGAAATCATAATCTGCGGGATCAACCTCGGTGAGGTCGACAATCACGTCAGCGTTCGGCAGGTCGATAACCCCGTCGACGCGAAACTGCTTGGCCGCATACCCGTTGCGAACGCTGGTCCATGACACCACGTCGCCCGGCTCCAGCGGCCAGTATTTCGGCGGCAGGGTGAACGTGTGCCGCCGCGCACGCCGTGCCTCATTCAGCGCCGCCAGCATCAGCCGCTGCGCCTGCTCCGCGTAGGGAACGAAGTCCAGCGAAATATCTACCAGCAGACGCCGACCGCCATCCTCGGCCTCATAATCCGGGCGGTAGAGGGGCGGTGCCGTCTCGATCTGCCAGCCAGCGGCGCGGGATGGGTATTTCGCGGCCACCCCATTAACTGTGTCAGACAGCCCAAGGAAGGGCGTGAATGATTGTTCGCTGGTCGACAGGATATCATCATCCGAGAAGGACATGACCGGCGCATCAGGCGCGCCCGCGAACAGCTTATAGACCCCGCCCGCATCCGACAGGCGACCGTTGCAGGTATCCAGCAGGCTTTCGATCACGCTGTGGATTTCAGCATTTACCGGGATTTCACAAGACGACCGGAATAGCGGCTCCGGGCCACTCGCGCCCAGAATCGTGCTGTCGCATTTGTTGATCTGCGCGATCCAGTGCGCCGCAGGAAGCTGCGCCTCGGCCACGTCCTGCAAGCCGTAAAACCACACGCCGTTGTATCGGATGCCGCGCAGCAGATTGTAAAGCTGCACAGCCGGGTTTTCGCTGGATTCCCAAGTTGTGGGATCTGCCCAGCGATGCGCGCCGACACCGCCGACGCTGGTATCCTTAGCCGGGTTATAAAGCTTGATCCCGTCCACTTCGAAGAGCATCTGCGGGAAGCCATTGCGCCAAAAATGCGGATCGGAATAGGCGCGAATGACGACATATGCCTTGCCCTTGCCAACAGCCGTGGATGTCCAAGGGCGCGCAGCGCTTGACGCGAAGTTGGCAAGCAGGGGATCGGCCAACGTTTGCGTTCCATCGTAAAAGCGGGCCGTCAAATATGCGGTATTGTTCGTGAAATACCCGCCGCTTGGTCGCAATACGCCGCTATAAGGAATCAGGGTATAACGCACTCCGTTGATCCAAATACCCGTCAGCGCAGAGATCGGCAAATCGCTGAGCGTGATCGCCATCGCCAGGCCGTAGTTTGGCGACCCCTCGAAATAGGTGTTGGCATAGGTCAGCGATCCAGCCGTCGCGTATTTGCCCATGATGAACGACTGCGGAATGTCCGCGCCGCGCTCAAGCGTTCCTTTGATGCCGAAACTTTGCTGGCCTGCATCCTTCTTGCCCGACAGTTTTTGCGCCAGAGCGGACAGGCCGATGCTTGCCGCCGTCTTGAGGGCAAACATCCCGACCGCAGCCCAGGTAAGGCTGCCGATCCAAGCTGTCGCCGCAGCTATGGCCGAAGAAAATAACGCCATTAGATGCGCCTCATATAATTGATTTCGTCCGGCTCAAATCCGCAGCGCGCGTAAAGCTTATCAAGCGAGCGGCCCGGCAGGGCGGTCATGGTTGCGCGAATGCAGCCCAAGCCCTTCGCCCACGCGACATAGGCCCGCATCATGCGCAGGGCCGCAAAACTGCCCCGGCATTCCGGTGCCACCCACATGCCCAATTCGGACGCGGCGGCGACGGGCGACCATGGCGACCGGCTGGCGACAGCACAAAACACACCGCGCGCCGCACCGTCCACGTCCAGCACCAAGACAAGATGATTGGGCGATGCCAGCATCGAGCGAAAGGAACCGTCGAGATAGTCCATGTCGACCGGTGCATCCTTGTGCGCCTGCGCGACGAACTCGGCGGCCATTCCCACCATCGCGGGGATATCGCCAACCACGGCGGGGCGGATCAACTCGGCCCCCAATTCAATTCCCATGTGCCGACAGAGGCCGCATGTTGCGAGAATGTATCGCCCGGCGCGCGGCGCACCTGATCGGCATCCGAGCGCGTGACGGTATTATATCGGCTCATTTCTTGGCTATGGCTCACGCAGGTCATCTCAATACTGCCGTCCTCACCTTCCGCCGGGGTGCTGATGTCGATACTGTCGATGAAGCCCACAAAGCGCGGGAAGGCCGGGGCGAGTTGCACAAGTGACGCGGGCGCAAACAAGCCACGGAATATCTCGACGCGGGCCTGCTTTGCCTCATAGGTGCGCACCAGATCCGATGCGTTGGAAATCTGGCTCATGACGACAGACACGGTTTGCACTGTCAGGTTGCTGGTCATGGGGATCTGCGACATTTGCACCAGCCCGCCAGCGCCCTGAAAGCTGCGGCTGACAGTGGAACCCGTGCGCGGGTCGATCACATTTGCAGACACCGTGCCAAGGTCCGACCAGAAGCCAACGGGATAGAGTGCGCCGGTCGTGCGGTCGCGCACCTCAAGCCATAGGAAATCGCGGATCGTGACGCTGCCGCTGCTCAGAGCGGTCAGCGCCCCGGCGGGTAAGGTTCTCATCGGATCACCTGCGTTGCTGACCAAGCCACCGCGTCGTGTACGCCGTTAACCGTCGACCGATCCACGCTGCCGGGATCGACCATGAACCGCGCGGGTGCATAGCGCAGCTTGACCGGCATTGTCGTTGTGATGCTGGCCCGCAAGCCGGGGCGCACCTCGAACCATGCGCTCAGCCCCGTTCCCGCCGCTGTGGTCGTCTCCACCGCGCGGATAAGGTGCAGGTTGGTCCCGTCATCAATTGACAGCCAATCACCCTTGGTCGTTACAAAATTAGCAGGCAGGCCCGACAGGCGCAGTGCCAAACGGTCGACGCGGATGCTGTTGACGGTCACGCCCGTTAATGCTGACACCTTGTCAGAGGCCGGAAACGGGCGCGCAGGGTCGTAGCCCTCGAATAGCTGCCCGCCGTTCTCCAGCGTCAGCAAATCCGCCTCCACCTCGCCCGCCTGATCGCGCTCCATAGGTGTGGTCAGGTAGGACGCCTTCCACAAGAGCGGGCCAAGATCCTTGACCGTAACGACACCGCCCGCCGTGCGGCTGATCTCTTGCCGCCACATGGGCTTGATGCGGGGCGTGCTGGCCGGGAATTTCAGGCCAGCCAGAATGTCAGTGCGCGGGAACGTCAGGGTCATACGATCTGCCTCCGCTTTTTGCCGACGTTGAAAGCGTTGATTGCCCGGCTTTCAAACTCAGCCGAGGCTTTTGCCAGCGCGACCTCTAGCCGCTGCACCGCGCCCACGTCTGCCCCGCGCGCGTCGATGACGGGTGCGAAGGTGACGTTCTGGCCGCCCGTTAGCATCCGCTTTGAAAGTTCATGCGGGATAACGCGCGACCCATTAGGCAAGTCAACAATCTCTCCGCCGCGCTCGTTTATCATTGATAAACCACCCGGCGCGTGGGGCGTGCCAGTGGCAAAGCCGGGGATCTTAAACCCGTCAAACAATCCAGAAAACGCACTTTGCGCGAACATGCTGGCGAGGCTCTTTAGAACGCCACTCAGCGCCTCTTTGAACGAACTCGCGCCGGTGATTAGCCCCTCAAAGGCAGAGGCCACCGAGGATTTGAAAGTATCGAACCCGTTGGAAACCTCATCCAGCGCGGGCTTGATCTTCTCGATTTCTTTAGCCGCGCCGCCCTTGGCCCCTTTGCCGCCTCCACCGCCGCCCGCGCTGTCGGCAACATCGCCCAGTGACGCGGCAAGCGCATCAGCCGCCGCCGCACCGTCATTCGTCGTCACAGCATTTTCAGCCGTCGCAGCAGTCAGCTTCGCAAGCGCTTCTTTTGCCTTGTCGAAACCAGCGGCAGCCTGTGCGCCCGCAGCGGCCCCAAAGGTAGACGCGTTCTTCGCAGCGTTTTGTGCCTTTGCGTCCATCTCCGATGCTGAACTCATAAGCCCGCCGCTGGCCTTGCCTAAAAGGTCTGGCCCCATGCCTTCGGTGCCGGGGATCTTAAACTTGTCCGAAAGGACGTTTAGCTTTCCAAGGAAACCACTCCACTCGACCATCAGGTCAGAAATCAAGGCAAAGAAATCAGCGCGAACGCCGGACCAAACCGCAAACAGACCCTCCGGGATCGCTCCAGCGGAGGTTACTATGCCATCCCAGACACCGGCGGCTACTTCGCCCAAAAGGGTCAACGCCTCGCCAAAACCACCGGTAGCCTTGACCAGATCAACGAACTTGGCGATCAGGTAGCCCGCGCCGATAATCAGAGCGCCGATGCCGGTTGCAAAAATCGCAGCCTTGAGGACGACAAGGGCGCCCGACAGAATACCAGTCGCACCCGCCGCTGCGGCCAGAGCCGCCACGTACTGCACGCCGAAAACGGTAACAGCCACGCCCATTGACGATATAATCGTGTCAATGTTGCCAACCAGAAGGTCGATCACCCCCCGCAGTAATCCGCCAGCACGCATACTGTCCGTCATGGCCTGCGCCATCGCGCCAAGGGCAGGGACAAGAGCAACGGCCAGCTGCTGGCCCGCATACTGGCCGATCAGGCCGAGGCGACCGATGCGATCATTGGCCTGTTCAATCGCTTCGGAATCAGTGCTGCTGATCGCCAGCCCGTAGTCTTCCACATCCGCCCGCGCCTGCCTGAACGCATCGCCACCGGATAGCACGGCAAGAACCATTTCACGATTGCGAACGCCCAAATCTTGCAGGATCACGGACGCCTGACCGCTATCCAAGCCAAGCTTTTGAATGCTGTCGGCGACTAAAGCAATCTTCTCATCAGCCTCAAGGCCTTCTAGATCCTTGGCAGAAAGCCCCAGCGTTTTAAGCGAGCGCGCCGCACCCTTGCTCCCCTTGGCGATCTCGCGGTCCATTGTCTGCACGTCATTGGCAAGCGCAGATAGCGAAACGCCCGCCTCACCAGCCGCCATTTCAAGAGCGCGATAGCCACCAATGGAAGAGCCGAGGCGACGTGCAGCCTTAGCGGCTTTGTCGATATCCTGCGCCGACCTGAGCGCGAAAGCCGAAATACCTGCCCCCAGCGCCAAAGCAGCGCCTGACACCGCAAGAAATTGCTTCCGCATGTCTTTTAGGCTATTTCCGGCCTTCTTGGATCCTTTGTCGAATTGCGCGCTGTCAAGCCCAAGGTTGACACGCAACGCACCGATAACTGATTGTGCCATTTGTTCTCACTCAATTTAGATCGGAAACGAGATGGATGTTTTTTCTACTTTCATGCGGATTTTGGTAGGCCTCGCATTTGGCGCCCTTGCGGCCCTCATACTATCCCCCGGCCTTGCTTGGACGGCTCAAGTATGGGGCGGCGGCGGTGTCACCTTTTCCTTGGTCTGCATCCTCGGAGGGGCGTTCGGCCTATTTGCGCCGAACATCCGCCGCGCATTTGGAAGAGGCTTTCTCTTTTGCGGCGTTAGCTTTTTAGCGCTCCCGCTTACAATGGGATTACTCTCAAGTCAGGCCGCATCTGAGGTGATCGCCGCTTCACCCGACAGCCAAGCCAGCGCCATCATAGGCGCCGGGGGCGGCGCTATGCTTGTTACCGGAGTGGCCTCATTTGTCGGCATAATCCTTGGCGGCATCTTCGTAATAATTGGTCTTGTGCTTGTCCTTGGTGGCCGCCGGGAGGTGATCTACGTAGAAAAATCGGCAAAAGCTGCGCGCGAGCAACCTTCCGTGCTGCGCTAGGTTTGGCGCGGCACTAATGCGTCCGGCCTAGCGCCCGGTCGACGGCATCCCATTGAGCCAGACACTTGAGCAATTCGGCCCGCTTGTCTTTCTCGCCCTTCACAAATTCCTGAAACGGAATCGGCTTTTCCATGTGCGGCAGCATCGCTGTCATCCATATCTCAGCGCGACGGTTTTCTGAGCGCAGCGCCGCGCCTTCCATTTCTGTTGAGAATAGCCGGGGCGTGATGTCCCAAAATCGCGCCGGATCGAAACCCGCCGCGATGTAGTGTTTTAAAAGGTCAGGTAAATCTAGGCCGCTGCCTTCGGCCTCTTCGCGTTTCCCGCAGGTTTGCCCTTCGGGGTATCGGGGAAGCTGGCGCCCATCAATTGCGGCAAGGCGTCGGCGTTCTCGGCGATGATGTCATCGACAATCCAGCGGTCGGCCTCTTCGCCGTGATACCGGCCAAGCGCACCCATAAACAGGTCAGTCACGATGCCAAGATCCGGCATCCATGACTTGCCCGCGCCTGCTGGTGCGTCCAGCTTTTCCAGCACGTCCTGCCCATGCTTCGCTTGCAGATCAGCCAAGACGCTCATTCCGACAAACAGCGTGTATTCCTTGCCGCCCGCCGTGACCTTTAGGCTACCTTGAGCGTGGCCGGTCATGCGATTACCCGTGGGTCAGTCGCTTGGCGATCGAGGATCTTAACCGCGAGGGCTGCCATCGCCTTATCACCCACCGAGCCGGTCGGCGTGAAGCTGTTGACATAGCCGCGATAAGTGCGGCGCGCCGATGTGCCAGCAGGATCAAGGTTGAACTCAATCAGAATTTCCTCTTTCGTACCCGCCGCCGTCAAATCTGACAACGCATCAAGGATCACGTCGCCGGGATCAGCAGCCCAATACTGCTTTTCCTGCGACCAATCGGCCACCGGCAAAAGGCCCGGCGTGGTTTCGCGCGTGCGGCCCGGAGACTGCATGTGCGTTACGTCGATATCCTCTGGCACCTGCTCAGGAAAAGGCAGGCTTTCAAAGCCGAAAATCTGCGTGAAAGTGTGGGAACCGGCGCCCGGCGTGGCTTCGCGCCCGATCCAGAGTTCCCAGTCGTAAGCGATTTGGCCTGCAAATGCTTTCTGTGCCATCAATTGGCCCTCCATGCTGTGGTAAAGTCCATGCCGACGCGAAAGGGTCGCTCAGCTTCGTTAGTGCCGCCTTCGCGGCTGTCTCGCGTTGAAACATGCAGGATCAACTGAAACTTTCCGCCACGATAGGTGTGCAATGCTGTCCTCACAGCGCGTGAAACCGCTTTCGCGGCTACATAGGTCAGGCCGTAGCAATCGACTTGCACACGGCCCTGGAATAGCCCGTTGGGGCCGTTCATATGATAATCCTCGGCGTCCGAAATGACATTCATCACCACCGCGGGGAGTGGCTTCCCTTGCGGGCGCACCCCCCAGTCAATGCGCGACCCGACAAGCGCCGCTGTTGCAGCGTCCGCCTTCAGGAGCGCACGAAGTTCTTCTTCCATTACTTACCCCTTCGCGGCCCTCGCCTCAGCGCGCGCGATGCTTTTTGACACCTCGCGCCACAATTCCTGCCCCAGACGATCCAGAAGATGCATCCGGTCCTGATCCCATGCCGGGCGCACAAACGACTGAGGGCCATGGTTGATGTTGCCAAACTCTTGGTTCCACGCAGCCGGGTCTGGGCCGGGGCCGACAAACATTTCCACCGATGCCTTATCGTCGCGAAACATCTTTTTATGGATGCTCTTTTGGCGCGCGCTCAGCTTCGTGCTGACCGCAATGGAATCGGCCAGATCATCGCTCGACGTGTCACCGCGCGGCGCCAAATTCTCCATCAGGTCTGCCATGGGCTGCGCCGATTTTTTCAGCGCGCGCCGCAACGCACCCTTGCCCGCCGCCTTTGACAGCTTTTCGAGTTCAGCCTCCAACTCCTTAAAACCGTATAGTTGGACCGTCTCAGTCATCCGTGCGCGCCGCGCAGGTCAGCTCGAACCATTGTCGCCGCCCCCTGCCTTCCTTCTTGCCGACGATCTCATATGTCTCTCCTTCGCAGATCAGCCGATCCTTCGGCGAAATATCTGCCGTGAAGCTCGACCACCGGACTGTGAACCGGGACGTGATCGACGCCGATACTTCAGCCGCCCGAAACCGCTCAGTGTCGCTCACATCGGACTTGCTGGCCCGAATTCGGCCGCCATGATCCGCCCAAAGTTCTGTGACGCTGAACCCGTCATCGTCTTCGGTGAACCTTTGGAACTGGATCAGCCGGTCCAGACGGCCCGCAGTCATACGCAGATCCGCCGATAGGGCGTCAGAAGCGCATTGACGCCGAATGGCAGGCTGCCACCTTTACCGCTGGCCTCGCGAAACTCATACCAATGCGCCGCCAGCAGCATGATTGCTACCTTGATCGCGTGCGGCACCTCTGTTGCGGCCCCATACCCCGCCGTCATGGTCACGCTGATTGGCTGGTCTGTCGCGGCAGACAGACCAGGCCGCGCGAAGGTGCTTTTGAACCGTACCTCGGTGCCAAGCACGCCCTCAACCAACTCGACATCCGCAGCTGCAACTTGCTGCGTCACCTCGGCGGCGTCGACATAGGAAATCCCGATCGCGGAAACGTCCGGGAACGGCAGGCGCAGCGCTCCCGCGGGCCAACTCTCAAGCTTGACCTGCCAAACCTGAGACACCAGGCACCGGCCCAAGATACCCGAATATCCGTCGATATGATCGATGGCCGCGCTCACATAGGTCGAAAGCAGGTAATCATCCTCCGAGAAATCGACGCGCGCATGGTCCTTCATCTCAGCCAGCGAGATGACCGGCTCGGACGGCGGCGTGATGCGAATGGGTTTAGTGATCAACATCTCATTGCACTCCGATCAGCTTGCAGAGAGAGCGGCGCTGAGCCGCTCTCCTTCGGAAATTGATCAGGCGACAGGCGCATCGGTCGGATGGCCTTTGACCACCAAGATCGAGGCAGCAATAGACGTGCCCGAGTTCTTGGTCGTCACGGTGCGAATATACCGCTTGGTGCCCGTATAGCCGACCTTGTAGGTGCTGTCGGCTGCGAGTGAAGCAGGCAGAGAACCCGCCAGATCGGCAGCCGCGACATCAGCAAAGTCTCCGCTTGTCGTGGTGTCCGATTCTTGCACTGTCGTAGTGAAATCACCCGACGCCACGATGGCGCCTGTGCTGACGATGATCGCAGCTGAGTTGAACCCCTGAAGGTCGATGGCTGCGCCGGTTGCCGTGGCCGAAACCACTGCGGGAGCCAGCGCAATGACCGGGCCCAGTTTGGAGATGAGGTCTTTCATGAGACCCTCCTATATTGAGTGTGATGTAAGAAAGGGGCGACCCCTGTCGCCCCACTGGTCAATCAAATCTCTGACATGGTCAGAAGATCAGGACGTGCCGATCTTGGTCAGCTTGATCGCCTCAAAGTTCTGCACACCGCCACCGACGCGCTTGGTCGTGAAGAAATGCACATAGGGCTTGTTGGTGTAGGGATCGCGCAGAACACGGATGCCGAACCGGTCAACAATCAGATAGCCACGCTCAAAGTTACCGAACGCGATCGGGAACTTGCCAGCCGCGACATTCTCCATGTTGTCATCGGTGCGGACCGGCTTGTTCAGGATTGTCGGCAGCTCTGCCGTGCCCGACGGCGATTGCCAGATATAGGCGCCGTCATTGTCCTTGAACTTACGAACTGCGCCCATGGTCGGGTCCGACATCAGCCAGCTGGCACCGTTGCGGTATTGCTGTTTGAGGGCATAGTAAGTATCGATCAGCGCATCTGCAGGGCTGACGGCCGCCGTGACATCAGCAAATCCACCGGCCTTACCAGATGGAACATAACCGAGCTTGCCCCAACCATAGCTGCCATTGGCAACCTTGTCGTAGGCCAGCACGCCGCGCGGACGGTTGACACCATCGCCACCGATGAAGGCCGCACCTTCCTGCTCGGCAAACTCGATCGCGACCTCGCTGCCGAGCCACTCCGCAATATCAACACGCGAGTCGTCCAGCATCTTTTGCGTGGCCGCCGGGTTTGCGTAGATCTCCATCATGTTGAAGACCAGCTCGCGCAGCGTGGGCGTGGCTGTTTCAGGGCGCGCCTCTTTTTCCCCGACCCAGCCCGAACCGGCACCGCCCATGCTGACCAGCTTCTTGTAGCTGTCAGTCGAGATGGTCATCACCTGGGCAATCTCGCGCATGACCGAAACCGTGCCGACGACACGGTCGACGGTGTTCGCCATCTCTTCTGGCACCAGAAAGCCGCCGTCATCATCGCTGTCAGTCGTCAGCGCCGCCTTGACTTCGAGGTCGCGCATATCTGCGTCGATGGCCCGATCGCCCTTGCGGAACCACTTGTTGAAAGCTTGCGTGTGTTCCGCAACTGCGGGGTCGGTATTGATGCCTCCGCCCCCGCCGATCTGCATGGCAGAAATGCCCGCATTCACCGCGTCCAGCGATTTTTGCAGCGAGGTGATCTCGGCGTTAATCTTGTCGACCTTCTCGGTCTGGACGTAGTCGCCTGCGCCCTTTTTGAGGTCGGCGAGTTCCTTGTTGTTCGCCGCCTTGAATTCCTCAAACGCCACTTTCATGTCGTTCAGGATTTGCGTTGGGTTGCTGGCATCTGCGCGCGCAACCGCGAAGCCGCGCAGACGCGCGGGATTGATCATCTTATTCATCGTTTTTCCTTACGATTTAAGGGATTGAAGCAGCGATTGGGCTGCCGATGCGAAAGCGCCAGCGTCTTGCATGGCAGGGTCGGCAGCGTTGCGCGTGCCGGTCTTGACGTCTTGGATGAAGCTACGGCGTTCACCCCGGGACATTCCTTGTTGCGCCAAAATGGCGTCGAGCTGACGCACGGCGTTGATTGGCCGCTGCGCCGCATTCTGTGCGTCATCATCGTCCGGCAGCGAGAGGCCCTCATCGACACTGTCGGCAAAACCTTTTGCGACGGCATCCTTCGGGCCCATAAACGTCTCTGCGTCCATTAGATCCGTGATCGCCTTGCGAGGTTGCTCTGTGCGCGCTTCATAGATATCGGCAATCGCGCTGTCGAAACCATCGAACATCTCTGCCGCATCGCGCATGTCGTGGCGGTTCCCGATCACACCGCCCCAGGCATTGTGCACCATCATGAAGGTGCCCAATCCCATCCGGACCTCATCACCGGCCATGGCAATGATCGATGCCGCAGACGCGGCCCATCCCATGACTTCGACGGTGATCTTCGCAGGATGCTTGCGCAGAAGGTTGTAGATCGCGATGCCCTCAAACATGTCGCCGCCGGGCGAATTGATCTTGACGGTCACGTCCTTGTTTCCGATCGAGCGCAGCGCAGCGGAGACGCGTTTTGCAGTAACGCCTCCGCCGGTCCAGAAGTCCTCACCAATGACCTCGAACATGGTGATTGTGGTCGCGTCGTCAGCGGCATCGGCCATCGGTGTTGCAGCCCAGCGGGCCAGCACGTCCGTCGGCGCATCCCACTGGAAATTCTGGGGCCGCTGAAATGTCTTGGCTTCAGGCAGTGTTCGGATCGTCATCGTCTTCTCCTTCTTCGCCCTCTTTGGAGCCTGCAGTGTTTGGCGGGCTGTAATAGATATCGCCGCCATCCCGCGGATTGAGGTCTTCCATCCGCAACACATCGTTGGGGCTGTAGACACCCCACTGAAGCATTCGGGTGTAGTGGTCAGTTCGCGTCTTGATGTCGCCTCGAACAAGCGCCTTGCGGTTGAACCGCGTGTAGATATCGCCTTCACTGTCGGCGATGAGATCGCGATTGACGGTTTCTTCCCAAGCGATCAGGTGGTCTTCCAACGTGTAGGTGACAAAACCGATCGACTGATGCTCGACCCCCGTTCCCCAGCTGGATGCCTTGTCGGTGTCACCGATCATGTGCGGCGGCACACCGAAGAACATGGCGATATCCCCACGCGAAAACTTGCGGCTTTCGATCCACTGCGCATCGGTCGCGGTCATGGACATGTCGTTAACGGTCATTCCCTCTTCGAGAATAAGCGCCGTTCCCTCGCTCTCCCCACCAGCACGGAATGCATCGAGGCTGGAACGCAGGTTATCCTGCGCCTCTTTGCTCAACTTTTCCGGATGCGTCAGAACCGAACTGGGCCGGGCACCATTCTTGAATGTCGTGGCACCGTGACGCTCCTGCGCGATGCTCAGACCAATCGCCTCTCTGGCGTAAGTCATCACCGAAACGCCTGTAATTCCGTCAAGGGTCAGACCAACCAGGTGCATCACCGTATTTGATGGCAGAACAACCTTCGTGCCATTGCGCCGTTGATAGACATACTTCAGCGTCAGATCGTCGGCCTGCGTCACGGTCATCCGGTCTGGGTCGAGCGGATTGAGAGCAATCACCCGGTCTCGTGAACGAACAATCTGAGCGTATCCATTTCCGCGCAAAAGCAGATGCGCCTGCATCATTCTCTTGAACTGAGATGGCGTCTGCCAGCTGTTGGGTTTGCGGCGCAGCACCTTCGATAGGGGATGATCGGTCCGCTCTTTGCGTGTTGTTTCGTCTACCCGCTCCATCACATGCACAGGCAGGTTTGCCACCGCGCCAGAGATCAGGCGAACACATCCATAAACCGCAGCAACGCGCATTGCGCTTGTGGTCGTGACCGCGACACCAGAAGAACTGCCCATGCTGATCTGCCGAATGGCGGCTTCCAGATCTGCGGTGCTGGTGATGGCCTTCCCACCGTTTTTATCTTGGACCGCATTACGCGGCGCGGTGAGCCAATTGAACAGGCCCATCAGATTACCAGCGCGCCGCGTTCAGCATACACCGATGGACCCCCTGCCGCTTCCGGATTCCGGCTCATCAGCATGGCCGCATCGAATGTCGCCATCAGCGGATCGATCTTGGCCAGCCCGGATCGTTGCTTCGTCACCATGCGCGCATTCCCCCGCAGCTCAGTCTTTGCGTTGCCGACGCACCAGGCCATCATCGTTTGACCGCAATGCACGAACGTGCCTTTTTTCAGCTTGCGCGGCAGGCCGTTGATCGCCGCGTTCAGCTTGTAGCCTTGGCTGATCGGCACAACCTGCTCATCCGTCAGTCCGCGCAGCGCCAGAGCGTCGACAATATCGGCCACGCCCTCCGGATCGAGACCGACTGCGCCAACCTCAGGCAGCAGGCCCGCGGCGTTCAGCTCGGCGCAGATATCCGCGACTTCCTCAATGTCGATCGACAGATCGTCGCAGATCACCAGCTCGCCTGCGCTGTCGAAGTCCTGCAACCGCTCCGCAATCTCTTTGCGATCGGCGAGGACTTCCTTCTGCACCCAAGCGCGGGCCCAGTGTTGCCATGCCCGCGTCACGCGATGCCGGCCGATTACGGCAAGGCCCAGCAGATCGTCGAGGCCACCGCCATCGATGCCGACGACACAAACGTCGGACGTCGCCATGATCTCGGACAGCGTGAGCCCGTCCTGGACTGTCTCATCCCAATAATCGGCACCAGCCCAGCGATCCGAGTGCAGACCCACACCGATCTGGATGTTCAGATGCTGAGACAGCCACAGCTGCAGATCCTCCGCACCCTTCGCCTTGGCCTTGCGATACTCACGCTCCAGCAGATCGATGAACACAGAACGCCCAAGGTTGGGCATGACCATTGGCCAATAGGCCGGATCGAGAAATGGCCGCGTCTTGTCGATCTGCATCTCTTCGGGAAACTCATAAAGCACCGCCAGCAGACCCTCGGACGGCGTCGTGCCATCGCGCACGGCGCGGGCGTTATTCAACTCGGTCCTGAAGATGCCAGCCGGTTCTTCGACAGACTGGGTCGTGATGAACACCAGCAGGCAGTTTGGCTTGTTCATGCCGCCCCGGATCTGACCGATAACCTTCTTGGCATAGGCGCGCGATGACATCAGATGCAGCTCATCGATGATCGCAAAAACCGGAATACCGCCCGTCACCACGCTCATGTCAAACGACTTGATCGACAGCTTCGCGCCCGTCGGAATGTAGGTCACCTTTTTCAGGTGATCCTGCACATGAAACATCTTAGCCAGCTCAGGATCTGCGTCGATCATCCCTTGCAGCTGCGAAAAACACGTCTCAGCCACGCCCTGCGTTGGGCCGATGATGACCATCTTGGCATTGGGCACTTCATTGACCATCAACGCGATCAGGCCGAGGGCGGCAGAATTGGTTGTCTTCGAATTCTTCTTGGGCACCAGCAGGAACAGCTCACTGATCTGCCGAATCTTGGTCTTAGGATCGACGCATCCGAAGAGCGCACGCAGGATATCGCGGAACCATTCACCGCCGACCGCGCCGAATGTCGGCTGGCCGGGAACGTCCGGCAGGTGCAGCTGGTCATAGATACGAACGGCGACGTCGGCCCGGCCAGCGTCAAGAGGCACTTCGGGCAAGGGCGTCTCGCCCGCCTTCAGCTTGGCCACCCAATCGGGGCAAGACAGATCACCGTCGAAGTCGAATGGCATTAGTGCACTTCCTCCGACATGTTCGGATCTAGAAACGCCCAGGTGCCATCAGGTGCGGAGCGCGCCTTGCGCAGTTCTTTCTTGCCCAGTGGTTTCTGGGCCGGAGCAGGCTTGCGAATATCACTCGCCAGGCATTCCATCTCAGCTTGACGCACGATCTTGCCCAACTCTTTCATGGCCGAGACCGATCCGCTCATCGCTGCCTTGTCGAGCAGCAACATCGTCCGGCCCTGCATTTCGCTGATGGCTTCGAGCCGCGCGTTGCGGATCGACTGCTTCGTAAAATAATGCTTGTTCAAAGTTGGCACGCTGATGCCCAGAAGCTTGGCAATCTGGGGCTTTTTCATACCCGTAATCACTAAGCATCTGATTTTGCTAACGTTTGAGGCGGTAGCAATATGCCCCGTCCGGCCCGGCTCACCACGCCCTTCAGGATTAGGATCACCGAGGAGGTCAAACTTTGCATACATCAGAAAAAAATCTCCGGCTACT